TGGTGTAGCAACTGATATATATATTATGACGGTTGTGGAAATTGCTGGGTTGGAATCTTGGGCTCGGTTTTACGAAGAGCGTCAACATCGGTCTTTTTGGAAGCGTGTGGATTTATACATTAGTAAATGGTTAGATAAAATTGTACCAATAGTGGTTGAGTTTATTCAAAACCATCCTATTTTGTGTGGTGTTGGGGCTTTTCTTATGTATTTGAAGTTGTTAACCATGTGGGCGAATTATTGGCTACCACCAGATCCTATTGTTGCACAGACATCGGAGGGCGACCGTAAAATGTCCACGCGTCAAATTAAAAGAGAAAAGAAAATTATTGTTGGTAAATCGCAATCATATGATGAACAAAACACCGTGGTGGAACACCGAATTAATAGCCAAATGGCTAAATTTTCACTATTGGTCAAAAATGGTGATATAGAAGTAGAAAATCGAGTGTTTGGTACAGGTTTAGGTATTGGATCGGATGTTTTTGTGTTACCAGCACATTTTTGGCATAGATGGTGTGAGATGCGTGATTTTTATAAAACACACAATTATGAGTGTGTTTTACAATTGCATTGGAGTAACACACAGGTAGTGAATATTCCTTGGGATGTTATTCGTGTGTGGTTACCATCATATGCACATTTAGGAGATGTTGTGTTTTTGCGATTTGTGAAATTGATACAGCTTAAGAATCTTAATAAATTCTTTGTGCGGGCAAATGATACACCGGAACTGTATGAATCGTATTATATGGTTTTCGTGGTTTGGATTTCGTGCCATCGTCAATTTCCGTTAATAAAACAGAGATTGTTATGAATGTGCGGTATACACATGAATCACGTCAAGAGAAATATTTTGGCGGAGTTTTTTCTCAGAAAGAAATTCATATTCCTATGTGTTATAAATATGCCAATTGTACAACGAATGGTGGTGATTGTGGTATGATTTTGTTGAACACTGATGGACGATTGAATTGTCGCAAGATCATGGGCGTACATGTTGCTGGTAATACTCGTAATTCACTTGGTATTGCAAATGCAATTTTTCAAGAAGACATAGAGGAGGCTTTCAGCGTGTTGTACACGTTGGATGCGCCAATAACTATGTTTGAACCATCTTTGGTTGAAGAATTAGTATCCCAAGATGGAGATGTGGACAATCTCAAACAAAGTGGTGTTTCAGTAATGGGAATTAAGAAACGTTACGTTAATGAAGAGTTCAACATAGATAAAAATTTTAAATTAACTTCACCACGTAAAACTGCAATTGCACACAGTGTTGTTTATGATATTATGGAAGAGGATTTTGGAGTTAGTTGTGTAGCGCCAGCTACATTACGACCTTTTGTACGTGAGGGTGTAACCTTTAGTCCTTTGTTTATGGGTATTAGCAAAATGGCTTGTGTGTCAAATATGGTGTCTAAACAAGAAAGTGCATTGGTTAAGAACCATATGTTGTTGTCGTTACGGAGTTGGCAAACTTCATACTCCCATATGGAAGTGTTAAGTGATTTTGACACTGTGAATGGGTATGGTTTAATGAAAGCTGTAGACATGTCAACGTCTGCTGGTTTTCCTTATGTGATCATAAACAACACAAGTGGAAAATTGCCTTTTTTTGAAGAGTATGTAGTGGATGGTAGTAAAAAATTTCGTATGCGATCATTTGTGCAAAGTGAGTTCGATGATCGTGAATTTAAAGCGAAAACTTTGTTCGTAAAAGAAACGTATTTCATTGACACATTAAAAGATGAAACACGATTGTTAGACAAAGTATTATCTGGTAAAACTCGTGTTTTTCAAGTTGCTCCCGTTGATTTGAATTTGTTGATTCGTAAATATTTTGGCACGTTTATTTCTTTCTGCCATTCGACCTATTTAACAGGCGAGATGGCAGTGGGTATAAATGCAAATAGTTATGATTGGACAATTATGTTTAAATCTTTGGTGAGCAATTCGGATGTCTTCATTAATGGAGATGGGAAAAATTTCGATGCTTCTTTAGGACAACAATATATGATGGAAATTGTTGAAGTCATCAATGAGTTTTATAATGATGGTAATGTTAACGCTAATGTACGGCGTACAATTTTTGCCACTATATTAAATTCTCATCATATTGTTGGAAATGTGGTTTATGTGGCAAAGCAAGGTAATAAATCAGGCATCGCATTAACTACTATTTTCAATAATTTGGCTGGTATGTTTGCTATTCGCTTAGCATATTTGCGGTTTGCTAAGACATTGTCGCACTTTGAATTACATGTGTCATGTAAATTTTATGGTGACGATGATCTAATATCAGTTAAGAAGTTGATAAATAGTGATGGCGTTAAATTTGATAGTTTATATTATAAAACTGTCTGGGCTGATTTGGGAGTTGAATATACGAGTGCGCACAAAGATCAAGAGTTAAAATCATATTATGATCAAAAAGATTTAACTTTTTTGCAGCGCGCGTTTGTTCCTGATCCAACATATTCCATTTTATTGCCACAATTGAATATGGCAGTAATTCGTGAAATTAGTCGATGGAGCGAATCGAACCCCAATAATATGGAAGACCAATTGAACCGTTTTAATTCAACTTTGTTGGAGTTGAGTAATTACAGTCGAGAAAAATTTGATAAGTATTACAATCATTTTGTGGAGTATTGTAGTATACTATTAGATTACAATTTGATAATAAAACCAACACGTCTGTTTACATACGACTTGTGTAAAAAGATGTTATTTCCACAAATCTATGGTCATTCCTCAATAAAAGTTGCATGTGATCTCACTGTCACTCCTGATAAGAGTGGGGGTGTGCTATGCGACTGAGGCAGTGGTTCTGTTTCACTATCTGGCGCCTAATAATGTTAATGGGCTTATTAGGAGTGCTGAAATTAATTAATTCCATTACTAATTTTACTATTATTAAAGATTTACTGCATTTATTTGCACAAACTAGTGAAGGTGATGTAAAACATAAAGGTAAACAAGTACAACGGACAAAGCAAGGTCAAAAAGGTGATAAAACTGTTGCTCAGTGTGGTGGTTATGATTTAGTTGTAACTAGTAATTCTGAACAATTGTTTTATAAAGAAAATTTTCAATTTTATGCTCAAAGTGGGGAGAATAATCCTGAACACGTTGAAAGCGTTACGAAATTTTTTGATTCATCAGTGTTGCATGATGTGTCGCAAGTTGAGAAGAAAGCTTTAGGAGCTATGTCAAAGTTATCTATAGTACCAAATCCTGTGGTACTGGATAATTTTTATCATCGTCCTTACGTGGTTGCGCGTTATACGTGGCCATCATCTGCAGCAATAAGAGATCAAGTTATAAATCTAGATATGCCTGAAGCTTTAATAACCGCTGCACCATCTTTGGTGTATAAGATGCATAATATTGCATATTGGTCTCCTGATATAGAAATTGAAGTACAAATTAATGGTACGCGTTTTCATTATGGACGGTTGATGTTTGTAGTGCGACCTTTTGCAAATATGTTAAGTGCTAATTATGTGACAGCTACAAATGCATCAACATGGCCTCAATGGTATCAGATTGATGCCAGTTCTCAACAATCAATTAAATTTACCATTCCATATAAACATTGGGTGCGGCGGTTGAGTTTGGTTAATGGTGATCCCAATGCACACGCTTATGCTAATTTAAAAGCGTATGTTACAGCTCCGTTGTTGTCAGCAATGGCAGCAACAGTTGCTAACGTAACTGTTACAGTTTTTGCACGATTATCTAACCCACGGTACGAAGGTTATACATCTACAGCTGCTGCCCAATCAGCTGATAATAGTGAATTGTCAGATTTATTGCGTCGAGCTACTACAGCTATTCCAGATCGACAAGTGACGGTAACAAATGCACCGATTAGTACTGCGTTATTGGCCGGCTCTACAGTTATGCGAGATGTTTCTGTGTTAGCACAAACAGCTGGTTTTTCTGTGCCTGCCAATCCCGCTCCAACTAATAGTATGCAGATCAGGCAACCTTTATTTTCAAAAGCAGCAGATATGCCAAATAGTGTCAATTTAGGTCCATCAATACCAACAGCGTTGAATACAGCGGATCCATCGTTAGTTAATGGGTTTAAAGAGGAAACGACATTGGCGCATATAGTATCACAACCAAGTTTAATGGACACTAAGAAAATACAATCTACTGATGTTTCTGGAACGGTGGTGTGGCAAACTCCATTGTCTCCTTCGTATATGTTATATGATGATTATGATTATACACCAGCCACGAAAACGCGCCAACCATTACCTGCGTTTTACATAGGTCGGTTATTTAAATTGTGGCGAGGAAGTTTTAAGGTACATTTATCTTTTATTGCTTCTGGGTTCCATAGTTTACGTATGCGGCTTGTGTGGATTCCCACAGTTAATGTAGCAGTAGGAGCTACAATGTCAGATCATGCGCAAAGTAACGCTTATAACGTTTTAATGGATATTAATAAAGCAACAGAATATTCGGTTGTAATTCCGTATTACCAAAATTCTGAGTGGCGACGTGTAGAAAACATAACAGGTGCCGCCACTGATTATTTGCAGAGTACAAATGGTGTTTTGGCTTTAGTTGTAGTTAATCCATTAACATCAACTATGGCAACTCCACAACCCATTTATGTCCAAATTTTTGTTAGTATGACTGATGATGCACAGTTCGCAGCACCAACGTTGGAAGATATTATGAACGATGGTAATCCATATCTAGCAGATCCTCCAGCGGCACGAATTCAAGATGAAGATTCTGAAGAAAAAGAAGGTTTTGTCGCACAATCTATGGATAATATGTATTCTGAGACACAACAGTGTGAATTACCAAGTGCTTCAGCTGCGTGTTTACGTGATACTAAATTCATAGATATAACGGGTGGGACTTGCTATACACATAGACTCCATGGTGAGTCAACATCTTTTGAGATAACAGATGTTAAACAATTATCTAATATGTTGACTCCGGTGCTTCGATTAAAAAGTGCTGAGGCCAACACTTCCACAGGTATAAGATTAACACCTTTTGCTAATCTTGGAATTGATTATACAAATGAAGCATGGTACAACTTTACTGTACAAATACGATCGATTTTTAGATTTGGTCGAGGTGGTATTCGTGTAGTGGG